AACTCTTTCTTCTGTGTAAAACCTTTGTATTAAACCTAACATGTTTTCAGCTAAATACTGTCTAGTTTTAGTTAAGTTATCTAGAGGTACTTGTATCATTAAAGCACCACGTTCTTGTTTAGCCCTTATGGCAACTCCAGAAACTTCTGGGTTATCAGAACCTAACATAGCGTCACTAATACCACTTATTTCTTTAACATTAAGTGCAGCTTTTTGTGCAATACGATCTAAACCAGTAGGAATCGTGTTATGTGGTATTTTAGCTGGAGGTTGTGAACCACGATTATATTCTAGAACTAAACCTGTTTCTGCTCCATGTTCTTCTAAGTCATCTGCAGTCATTCCTACTAATGAACCTGATTCTACCATCCAACCACTATTAGCAGTTGTATTTACAATATGTAGCTCCTGGGAACTAATTTTGTTTAGCTGTTCTTGTGGAGAAAGTAAATTTCTTACCATACCAAATGGTCTACCTCTTCTCCAATATGGAAAATAAGGAACAATTGTAAAATCAGAATAGGGTGACCAATCATCGTGAAGAACTACTTTATCAGCTGTAACAGTCCATCTAACTTTTTTAACTAATTTTTCTATAATCCCTAAATCAAAATCTCTACTAAATTTTTCTTTTTTAGATTTAGACCACTCCATTGGTACTTCTCTCATGTCGCCTGTTTGAGGATCAACATAAAACTCGCACATCATAAGTTTACGATGTTGTCTTTCTATAACTCTTATAGCTCTAACAGCACCAACTTCTTCTGGATCAGATGTAGCATCTTCTCTATATTCAAGTCCGTTATTAACTTCTCCGTACCTTTGTTCTTCATATTCAACAGAATCTAATCCAAAACTAGAACCATTTTCAGCAATAATTCTTAACTTGTCCGCTTTTTTCTGCCCATAGATTTCTTCTATTTCATCTGTAGTCATCCACCTAGTTTCAAAAATTTCATCCCAAGTAGCGGGGTCCCATTCTTTTGCATCAGGATCAATTAAAATATCTAAAGGGTCTTTTGCTTTAATTCTTATTTCACCTTCCATATGGTCATCAAAATCCATTCTTATATCGAAGTAACCACGATCTTGTATTAAGCCATCTGTAAACACCTGACTTTCTATCCAATCTAGTTTGTTGTTATCCCCAATTTGTTTAAATAATTTATTTAAAACAACTGCTGTTTCTTCATCAGCATTTCTTCTAGGTTTAAAGTTGATGTCCATTCTTCTTGTAGACTGTTCACCTATAACAGTGTTTACAGTAGGAAGAATAGTATTAATTGTAAGTGCAGGTCTGCCTTCTTCATCTAAAGCAGCAATGTCCATTTGATCCCATTGATCACCTCTATAAAAAGAGTCACATTTTTGTGCTATATCGATATATTCTAAATGACCATTATCTCTGGCTCTTTTATAACGATCCCATTGATTTCGGCAAATGCGATTTTCTTCTTCTCCACTTAACCTACGTTGTTTCTTTTTATATCTTGCGTGTGGCATTAGGCCCTCATTGCTGTTTTATCTTTACTATTTTTTGTTATGTGTCGAAGTCTATCTCTCCATGAAGGAATATGTTCAACTGGTTCACTATATGTAGCAAACTCAGCCATCATTAATCCTACCCATGCCAAAGCATCAACTTGGTCATCATGTACACCATTTGGGAAACGCAAAAGTTCAGCGACCAGTGGACCAGTCCAAACTTCGTCTTTGGGAATCCGAACCATTCCCTGTTGCATCCTACCTTGTATAGCTCTAGCCCTCGCTTCTTTATCACGCCTTCCCGGTTTCAAATCCTTGAAATAAGCTTCATATAGTTTACGCTCTCTTACTCTTTTTTCCAAGAACGGACCGAGTGCCATTTCTATATGACCTTTCTCAATACCAATTATGGCTGGTCTCCACTGTTCATACAAGTCTAAAATTCGTTCTACTATTTCGAAACCATCAAACTT